CGGGTACGGGAAGGAGATGTTCGGGACCTCGCTCCCATCGGTAGACGTGACCGGACTCGTGCATCGAGGGAGGAGCGATGACGCCGCCTCCCTCGCCTCTGATGTCCCACCTCGCCTCATCACCCTCAACGTCATAGGAGGCGTTCCTGATCTCGACGCCCTCGGGGAGGGAGAAGTAGAAGTGCCAGCCCTTCGATGTATGGACTGCTGTCGTCGCCTCTAAGACGTCTTTCCCGATCTTCTCCTCCCAGTGACGGAGCGCGGCGTCGTTGTCGCAATCGAGGACGACAAGTCCTGAGATCGAACCCGTGATGATGAAGACGTTGGCCGGACGTGCGAAATTGTCCTCAACATCGCGCTCCGTGGCGCGCTCCGTCTGAAACCGCTTCCACTGACCTCTCGGGGATTTCCCGCGAAGGGGAGCTGCTACCGGCTGCCAGCCAAGCGACCGATATCGCTTGGCCGCGTCAAGTGCGTCACTCATTAGGCGACCGAAGCAGGTCGGTCGCCGGAATCTTCGTCCTCACTGACATGCTCCTTGATCGCTTTCTTTATGGCGTACTCCAGGACCATGAAGTCGATATCAGAATCGGTGACGTGAGCCGTCCTGGTCTTGCGAGCTGCGGTCTCACCCGAATAAAGTTCGTAGGCGATTCCGGCCCAATCAGGGTAGTGCTTCGGATTCTTCGGGATGAGGTGACACATCGCGCCTTTGGAGACGGCTCCCTTACCCATCGCTAGATCTACGTCGCTTTCCTCGTCGAACTGGAGGCCGATCCGCTGCGGGAACAGATTTCGAAGGCTGTTGACTTCCTTGCGCGGGTCCTGAGCGCAAGCGACGACTGAGTAGCCGACTGCGCGGCCCTCAGTCAGAATGAGCCCAAGATCACCGATGAGTTGGTTGTAGAGAGCTTTGTTGGACTCCTTCATGTACAACGTCAGCGCCGCCATCTCGTCGATGAGGAGGATAACGAACGGATACTTCTTCGACGGCTTGTGTGTGCGGGTGGTCTCTGATAGCTCGTGCGAGCGCGCCTGCATCTGCTCGGCGCAATCGTGAATGACCTTAGCCATTTCGACGTAGCGCGAAGCGAATCTGGCCCAGAGCGGCTTGCCTGGTCCTAGCTCCATCCCACCCTTTGGATCCAAAGCCCAGACCTCGACCCAACCATCACGGATAGCAGGCGCGAGGTTGCGTACGATAGACCAGATGACCGACCCCTTACCCGAGCCGGTGGATCCGCCGACGTAGAGATGGGTTCCCTTGAGTCCGATCTTCCACGGAGAGCCGTCCTCGTAGATGCCAATCTCGATGTTGTTGAGATCGGGCTCGACGGGGATGGAGATCGCGGACACCTCATCTTGGAGCGTCTTCCCGCGCGGGAATTCGAGCCAGCAGCGCCCGCTCTCATCATCGCGGATGTAGCACATCTGCGCGCCGAACGCGTGAGCCAGGTTCGACGCGTAATCGCGGAAGTTGTCAGGATCCTGGCTGCGGAGGAAATCCACGAGGACACGATCCTGAATCTTGGTGCATCGAACCTTGATGATCTTCGGGTAGATCGTGCGTAGGCGCTGCTGATCCGTCAAGTACAGGCGCCTCATCACCTTCTTCCAGTGCTTATCGTAGACGCGCCAGCGCCTCCACGATGACCGGAAGAAGCGCCAGAAGTAGGCATCGAAACTTTCTCGGTGGGCGAAGCGCCAGATCACGAGCGCAATGGCGATGTAGAGCATCAAGGTCTGAGCGTTGCCCATCCCGAATGGGATCGCTAGAGCGATGAACAGCAGGAGCGGCACCGCCAGCACCAGTCGACGCATCACCCGCCAGAGGAGCCAGAAGGGCCACAGGAAAACGAACAGGATCATCAGGACCACAACACCCATGACTCAGCCCTCCGATACCGTCAGCATCTCGGCAGGAATATCGATATTGAAGTTCACGAGAACCCGTTCAACGCTGATGCCCCGACCGCGACAGTCGGGACACGACGCCCGAGTGTGCCATCGGTGTGAAGGCCGATTCTCGAAGTTCGCGCCCTTCTTGGCGACGACTTCGTTCATATCGCCCATTCCGGACGAACCGAAATAACTGCCGCACCCGGGGGTGGGGCAGACTACGAACTGGATGCGCATCGTGTTCCTCTCCTAGCCGAATGAGCCCGAGCCTGCGGGCAGGATGCAACATGGCGTCGGGTCTGTTCTTACACCGTCTCCGATGAACGGATTAGCCGCCCTGCAGCACCTGAAGCGTCCTGCCCACGTGGGTGCCGCGTCCGGAGGCAGGGGATCGGAGGCGACACCCACGTCGGCGCCCTCCCCCCACCACAGAAGGAGGGCGCGGACGCTTCGGCTAGGAAGTCTAGGACGGGGAGAAGATCTCGTCGATGTGGGTGCGATCGGACTTCGCCTTGCCCGCCTTCTCAACCCACTCCGGATCCGCGGGCTTGAGGTTGTTGATCTGGTTGACGAGTTCGCCCTTGCGGTCACCCTCCTGGATCACGCGAACGCCGATGACGAGCTTGACGATATCGCCGAGTAGCTCGTCCGTATCGACGTCGGTATCCGCACCGAACGCCCTGAAGGTGCGCTCGAAGGAGAAAGCCGCGTCCGCGCTCAGGCTGGTGTTGTTCCAGAGACGGCGATTCAGCGACTTGACCTCAACCGGCTTGCCCTTGTCGTCCTCGACCATGAACGTCTCATCCTCGACAATTTCGAATTCCCATGCCCAGTAGGGACCCTTCGGACCCTCGCGAGTGGGATCGACGTCGCGAAGACGTGCGTGAAGAACGCACTCCGGCATCGGGAGGAACTGACTCGACGCCTTCTTGACGTTCTCCTGCGCTTCCTTGTTCAGCTTGGCCATCTTGATAGCTCCTGTTCGTGTGCCCTGCGGATTACGCCGCCGTAGCGACTTCGACTGCGGACTTAGCTTCGCTCCTCATGCGATCCTCCAAGCCCTTCATCTCGTCATCCGTCTCCAGCGTCAGTTCGCCCTGGTAGTACTTCAGAAGGCGATCGAACGTCGGATTGACGAGCTGGCGTGGGATCAACTTGTAGCGATCCTTGCCACGATAGATGCCGGAGTTTCGGAAGAGGCCCATATAGACCTCTTCGTCGCCGACCATGATCGTGCGGGTGTGACAGACGATGTCCACCCAGCCGATGAGATCGTTCTGTAAACCGGGCGTGACGGCGGGTTGGACCGATACGCGACCCGAGCCCTTGTCCTTATCCGTCCGCTCCAGCGCCGTCATGATGAAATGACACGGCAACTCATATCGAAATTTCCGAATGAGCTGTCGGCACTGCTCGTTGACTGTCCGCCAGTTATCTTGATCCATAACGAACCGATCGGCGTCCTGCCCGCGACGGCTAACCTTATCGAACCGAGACGCCATCTCGTGGTCTTTCATGATGGCTTGGATCTCAGTCACCGAGTCCCACCCGGTGGCGAAGATCGCGGTTGGATCGCCGTGGAGGAGTTCGCGGATCCTCTTCCACTCGCCCTCCAGAGACTCGAACGTGATCTTCTCGTCGTCGCCGGGGAACAGCTCGAAGTGATCGAGTGGGATCCCCCACTGCTTGACCGCTCGAGCCTTGATGCCGGTCTCCGAGTTCGCCGCCCACATTCTTCCGTACATCGCGGCGTGGAACAGATCGGTCGTCTTCCCTGAGCCTCCTTCGCCGTAGTACAGCAGGCTGATGGGCTCATCGACGTCCTCCAGTGCTTTGGGCACACGGCCCCCCCTCATTGATTGCTGCGCGTAAGCGCTCTTACCCGGAAGTATACTCCTCGGAGCGCCTCGAAGGAACCCCCCTCCGCTAGCCGACTTAAGTCAAATGAACTTGGCCCACCCTAGCGAAGTCAGTCGCGAGATGGCGTCGGCGTCGCCCGCCCTCGCAAGGTCGACCAATCGAGACTTCAGTTTGGCATCGTGGCCGGGACGAAAGCGCGCCTTCGGACCCACCGTCTCACCGCACTCGCATTCGCACGTACGGCCGGAGGGGAGGGCGGGCTTATCTAAACGCACGGGCTGTGGCCCGTCCGGCAAAACTAACGGGCGGGCTCGGCAGGCCCTACAGTCGTCATTCGGCTCGTCCGCGTGACGGCCCGCAAGGTGGTCCTGAAGTATTTGAGTGTCAGTCATGAGCCCTGCTCCTCCGCCTCGACGCATTCCGAGTGGCAGCGCTCTCCTTCGAACATCTCCGTATCATCATCACGATCGAAGACAGCTTGGCAGATGCCGCATCGAGTATCGCCCCGCCCGATTACTGACGGAGACGATCGCCAGCTTGAGCTGAATGGCTCAAAAAATCGTCCTTGGTTACGTAGATAACTTTTCGGAAGCTTTGCCATCACGGCCACCTATATTTGATATATCCATCTTCCCAGTTGCCTAGGAAGACCTTTCGAGCCTGGTCGACTGTCATCGTATTCCACGTACAGACCCGTGTGTGGATCTTGTTCTCTAGGATGTCCTTCGTGTTGGGGATCTTACCTTCCTCCGGCCAGAGGTTGTCCTCTTCCGTTCGACCGCCCAGGAAGACGGGCACCCTATGATCAAGCTCCCCATCTTTCGCCCCCCAGTGGCGGTAGCCGTACTGACGAAGGATCTTGCGTCGAGCGGACGAATTGACGCGGGGTCGATCCTTATGCTTGCAGACCTCAGCCTTCGTCAAGTCGTTGAACGTGCCGGGAGTGCACTTGTCGTCCGGCCGGACGAAACCATGCATACCTTTGATCTTGCACTGGGCGTTGCCTGGTTGACCGTTCGACAACGCGCCGATCACGGCAAGATAGATAAGGACGACAAAGCAAGCGAGCCCCATCGGAATCGCGCCAATGGCGGTCCTGAGAAGTGGCGGCATCATCGTGGTTGCACCGCTTTCATCGCCTTGGTAAGGACCTCCTCATCGAAGAGTTCGATGCACTCTCTCCTCAGTATGCCGCCCTTGATATCAGGCGGATGGGTCGTGTCGCCGAATCGGGCGAAACCGATGTTGAGCGGTCTGAACAGCGACGGAAGATCGCTCCGGAAGGAGCCCCATACGACACGGGAAAGCTTCGAGTGAAGGATAGCGCCGGTGCACATCAGGCACGGCTCATGCGTCGAGTAGAGGGTGCACCCCTGAAGTAGATCTCCTCGGTTCTGACATGCCGATCTGATTGCTTCCATCTCGTGATGCCTAGTAGGGTCGGTCGGCAACTCGCTCCCGCCACCCGCCCCGAGAAGCTCCCCAGTGGGATCCACGATCACTCCGCCGAACGGACGTTGCTCCCGGACGACGGCAACCTTGGCAAAGCCGATGGCCAGGCCCATGAAGAATTCATCATTCATCGATCTCCTCCGTCGGTTCGCGGGTGCCTAGCCATGCGGCCATTCCCATCGAGTTCTTATGCCCGTGCGGATCTGGCTCGTTACATCGTCTGAACTGTACCGTGACAGCTGTGCTGTACGACACCGTCGCGTTGCATCTCAGGCACTGCAGTAGGACGGTTTCGCCCGGCGCGACCTGCACGATAGTCGGCACACCTTTAACGAACTGAACGACGGTCGGTCCATGGTTCTTGCTGTGACAGACGTTCTTCAGCTCCATCACATGATCGGGGTTATCCGGGTGGACGGGGCAGAGCGCTCGTGCGAACGTCGGATTGACGAGGACCTTCTCCAGATCCATCGCGTGCTCTGGACGCGTCCGACCGGCCTGCGGCTGTCCGACGGACCCCTTCTCGCGCTTCCCCGACGTGCCGTTGCACGGCGAACACTTCGCCCAGGCTAGGACGTAGAAGGTGGTAACGATCAGCGGACGCTTGCAGAACTGACACGGGACGGCCTTCACCAGGTTCTTATCGGTCTGGACCTCTGGCTCCAACGTCGTATCGAAGTCGTCCCGTCCCCGGCACTGTGGGATCAGGTCTTCCCAGTACGCGAGATGCCCCTTCGGGTAGACGACTGCACTAGCCACTGCCATCGACCCACTTGACGTATCCGCGATTCCCGGAGAGCCTCTCGATGATGTAGTGCCTCCGGGTGTCGCTGGTATCAAAGAACAACCAGATCGTGTCACCTCGCATCTCCTTCACCCAACGCAACGCTGAGATGTGCTGGCCTTCCCAAATGCATCGGATCTTTCGCGCGAGCCGCGTCTCCCCGCGTGCGTTAATCACGTCCGGGAGCTGGAGGTGGTACGGCATGTCCTTCAGCGGCTTATGAGCCCAATCAGCCATCATCGTTCCCCAGGATCCGCGTGGGCGCGCTGCCGGACCACTCCGGGTAAAGATCGTTGACGTCCTGCTCAGTCAGCGCTGGTTCGCACGACGGACAGCAGCCGTCGTCGTCCAGATCGGCCCCACATCCCCGGCAGTACAGACCTCGGTAATCGGTCGATGCATAGTAGTAGTCCATCAGCAGGCCTTCCTGGTCACTGCATCGATGCGATCGTAGCAGGGCTGGGTGCCACTCGTATCGTAGACGATGATCGCTCGGTCAGCCGGACGGTCGCTCACCGGCTCGAAGAGGAAGACTGTGTCACCACGGGTCTCTCTCACCCAGAAGATCGCGGGTCGATTAGCGGTAGTCTTGAAGTCAGCAACGTAGGTCTTCCCGTCGCGTTCGAACGCCATGTCGTGGTCAGGTAAGGACATCCTTGATCTCCTCTGGTGTGGTGGGGCGGCTCGGGAATGGAAGCCGCTCTAGCTCAGTGATATACGACTTCGGGATGCCCAGATAGTAGCCAGCGGGCTTCAGACTGAACTGAAGCTCGTTCTGATCGCCTGCGCGAAGGAAAGTGCCTCTGAATTCGACGGTACGTACCCGATTCTCGGCATCGACGTAGCGCGTCCGGACGTAGTAGACCGTCCCGCGCTCCAAGGCAAGAAGGGCCTCCGCGCTAATCATCCGCTCACCTGCTCCTGGCTGATGTCGCCGAGAGGTGACTCATCTGCACGGACGTTGATCGTCTTGATGTTGCCCGCCTGGTCGACCCACTCGATCCAGTGCATACCTTCCTTCTTCGCCTTGTAGATAGCGATGACCTGGCCAGTGACGGACCAGCGTGCGACCTTCAGGAGCCGGTCTCCCGCTTCGAGAGCGCGGCGCGCGACCTCGCGGTTCTTCCCGTCGCGACGTTCCACGGCGGCATCGAGGTAGGACGTCCAGAAGTGAGCGGCTGCGGCGTCGTATGCATCCATCGGATCACCCACCGTATTGTTAACGATGTAGCGGATCTTCGTATCGGTCAAGTGTGCCCGGATCAGGACCCCACGCAGGCGAGCGTCATGGCCCATCATGAAGGTCGTCTTCTTACCCGCCGGGAACTCGTCGCATCCGCACGGGCAGCTGAACGTTCGTCGATACTCATTGACAATGATATGAAGGACGACGCACTCCTCATCAAACGTTTTCCAGCCAACGGAGCTGTCGTCCACCGGCTTCCATCGATCAGGTACGAACCTGGGCACGAACGAACCCCCTTCTTCCGGTCGAATTAGCGAGGAAGCGGGACCGCTTGATCTGTGATCCCTTCCCATTATGAAGATTTTTGATGGATACGTAAGCGTCATTTACGTCTGTGATCTCGACGATACGAGGAGCCAAGTGGATCAGTCCTTCATAGTCGTCTGGAATGGGATACGTCCCGTCAGGCGTGACGTTATAAGAGCCACGAATGTCAACGTCACGCCAGTACTGCCCTATCTCGATCTCGGCCATCAGTTATCCTCCGCTCGCGTAGGCCTATCACCGACGAGGACGCGCTGCGCCTCGTCGATCTTGCGATGCGCCCGAACGGCAGGTTCAGGCCACGTCCCAGGGATGAGACCAGAGATCTGAGCGATCAGATCCTTGGCCTCATCCAGGAGCGCGCTCACGCGCGCTAGGTCAACTGTTTGCATCGTGTTTCACCTTCTGGCGAGCGCGCTGAATCGCCGGTCCTAGGACCAGCTCTGCGTGCTCACGCATCGCGTCCTGGAGGCGCGGTGGGATGTCGTCCCACCGGAAGTTCGCCGACCGGCAATCGTTGAGCATTGTCGCGAACTCGTTCTGCTCTGTGCCGCGCAGGCTGACGCTCCTATCGCCGTATTCGTAACGCGCGAGCGTCTCGACGTAATCGTTGCTGTGTGCCATCGTTACCTCTCTCTCGGGTGCGGGGCCATACCCAAAGTTTACCACGCCGGTAGCCCTGATGGAACCCCTTAAGGGGGATCGATGGAGGATCCGCTACTAATCGAAGCCGCGACCCGATCGGAGGTACTCGATACCGTCCGACGTGATGACGTACTTATCGGCCTGCTTCCGTGCGAGATGACGTCGGACGCAGGTGATAGCGGCAGTCCGATCCTGGCAGCGGTTGGATCGACGGATCTGCTGCAGCGCAGCGACGATGCGCGGATCTTTCCGCTCATAGCTTCGCTTCTCGCGCGGGGCGTACCCGCCTACCGCCTGTCGATGTGACGTGCCTGAGGCACGCGAAGTGTGTGATTTCCCAGCGCTGCGGCTTCGAGCGGCGTCGCTGTCTCGTCCTTCCGAAATCGTACGTCGAGACTTGAGCTTCTTGACGAGCTTCTTCTTGACTGCCTTCTTGAACCTCGTGCTGATGGAGGAACGTCGCTTCTTTTTCGAAGAACCGTTACCCGGACGCGGCGCCTTACTCCCCGAGCCATCGTAGATTGTGTACTCGGAACTCATCGAAGAAACTCCCTAGGGAACGGGATTCCCTGATACCACTCGAAGCCGTGCTCAGGCGTATAGGGGCAAGAGTCGTCGGCGATCCCTAGACGGAGGAGGGCTTCGGTCACCCATTCGAACATAGCATCGTCGAGTGAGCCGGTGGCGTAGTCGTTCTTCAGCGCCTCCTGGCGCGTCCAAGCGGGGATCGCCTGGTTCACAGGATCAACTCTCGGAGCAAATCGTCACCGAGCGCCTTCACTTGCTGATCCGTCTTGCCCTCCAGCATCTTGGTCTGCTTCGAGTCGTAGGAGCCCGGCGTCTCCAGGTCGACGACAAAGACGGGTCGCGTCTGCCCGATCCGATGAAGACGTCGAACAACCTGATCATTTTTCGACGGCGTAGCGGTGCGCTCCACGCGAATCACCATGTCGGCCCCTCCCTGATGAAGAGTCATCCCCTCGGCGATCATCGTAATGGAAGCGCACAAGGTATCGATCCGGCCCTGCTGGAAGGCACGGATTGCGCCAACGACACTATCCTTGCTGACGCCGCCATGGATGATCGCTGACTTCTTCCCGACGGCCGTCGAGGCCCGAGCGCACGCCTCGATCGTATCTCGGAAGTGGGCTACGACGAGAGTTTGACGATCACGGCCCCAGAGGATCTCGCCCAGCGCCTTGATCTTCCCCGTCGGATTGCCGGTGTAGGTCGGGTCCAGGACCTCAATGCCGGTAGACAGCTTCGCTAGCTTGACGAGCAATCCAGGCTCCGTCCACGCCGCGACTTCCGCACCCGAATCGAGCCAAGCGACGAAATCTTTCTTGAGCCGCTTGTAGACCTTCAATTGCTCCCCTGCCATCGGAACCTTCCACTTCTGAACGGCCAGGGGAGGGAGATCCTTCAGAACGTCATCCCGCAGGCGTCGTAAGAAGCGATCGCCCCAGTTAGCCTCTCGGAATTCGTCCCAGGTGCGGTCCTCACGTAAATCGCCGACTTCCCGGGAGGGCGCTGCGCCTCGCTTGAAGATCTTCTCGTTGATGTCGAACCACTCACCTACCCAGCGCCAATACGAACCTAGTTCATGGCCTGCGCGCGCTCGCTCCGGCCACATCGATCGGAGGGGCATGAACGCCTCCTGCGCCCAGTTCGGGATCGGCGTGCCGGTGTCCTGCATCACGTTGAGCGCGTTCAGCTCGAGGACGGCATTTGCCCAGGACGTCTTCCGTCCCTTGATGTAGTGGCACTCGTCGAGGATGACCGTCCCCCAGCGCCGGCGATACTCCGGCTTGAGCGGCGTCATCGGGAAGCCGTTCTGATCGCGTGGTACGCGACCTCGTTCGGCTCTCTGAGCTATCGATGAATAGGGAACCTGTGTAGCATCGATATCGGGCGTCCACAACGCGATCTCATCATCCCACGTACCAGAGTTGATGACCATCGCAGGCGCGATGATAAGAACTGGCTCGATAACGGACTCCAGGAGCGGACGACACTTCCCACACCCAGGCTCATCCGCGAGCATCGCGCGAGGCCTACTTGAGTCACTGAGCCACTTGCGCGCTTCGATCTGATGCGGGTACGCGGGTGGAGTCATTACTTGCAGCAGCAGTACGGGAGGTGCCATCCGCAAGTCCAACAGGCCGTCCCACAGACGCTGCCCTCATCCGGGCAGGATGGATCCTCACACACTGCGTCCGTCTCCGGGGGTGGAGCCAGAATCGCGGCGATTACCAGATCCAGAGGGTGCGGTCCTTGATTTGATACACGAGGGTCTAGAGGCATAGTTTAATTTTACCACACCGCGGCCCCTGATGGAATGTCATCGAGGAGTCAAGTGCAAGACTGAACTATGCTCGGCCCTACTGTAAAATCGATCAGACACGTATGCGATACGCCGGTGTCATCAGTGAATTGGATGGTC